GCGCTCGATGCGCAGCTTCGCCCTGCCCTGGATCCCGCATGACGATGTGATCCTGCCCGCCGATATCCAGGGCATGCCCGCGCTGGGCCTATCCGATGCGGCTGACCCGCTGGTAGAGGTGATGAACCGCAAGCTGACGCTGATGCGCCGCAAGCATGCTCAGACCCGCGAATACATGGAGATGAATGCGCTGCGCGGTATCGTGAAGGATGGTGCGGGCACGACCCTCTACAACTACTTCACTGAATTTGGCTTGGAACCGATTGAGGTCGACTTCGTTTTCGGGACGGCAGGCACCAATATCCAGAGTAAAGTGCGCAGTATTTTACGTGCCATCGAAGATAATCTCTTGGGCGAGACCATGACCACAGCCCATGCTTTGATCAGCTCCGAGTTCTTCGACAAATTAATCAGCCACCCAAAGACCGAAGAAGCCTATAAATACTTCTCTGCCAATGGAGGTCAGCCGCTACGCGAAGACATGCGCCGCGCCTTCCCCTTCGCGGGGATGCTCTTCGAGGAATATAACGGCTCCGTTACGCTCTCGAACGGGACAACGGAGCGCTTGATCCCCGCAGGCGAAGGCATCGCTTTCCCCCTTGGCACCTTCGACACCTTCACCACCTATGGCGGGCCGGCCAACCTTCTTGAGACGGCCAATACCGTCGGCTTGCCGCTCTATGCCCGCCAGCAGATCGACAGCAAAGGACGCTGGATCGATCTGATGACCGAGGCCTCCACCTTACCTGTGAACAAGCGTCCACGGCTCGCCATCCGGCTCTTCAGCTCGAACTGAGGCACGGGAGCGATGATGCCATTCGCCGCGGCCCTCGATCTGCTCTTCGCCGATCCAAACCTCGCCCATGAGGCCTGGAATCGCGACAGCGAAGGGCAGTTCACCCGTATCCGCATCATCATGCGTCGTAGTGATGAGGTGACTGCATTCGGTGCCGCGCGCCTGGTCTCCGAGACACTGCGATTTGATGTTCGCGTCCGTGAGCTCCCCGCGCCCCTCCCGGATGAGCAGATCCTTTTGGGCGAGGAAACCTTTCTGATCCATGGGGAACCGATCCGTGATCGCGAACGGCTGATCTGGACCATAGAGGCAACACCTGCGTGAAACTCGACCTCTCAATCGCAGGCGACATCGTTACCGCGATGCGCGCCGAGATCCTTGCTGGTGAAAAGGCTGTGACAAAAGCCATGAAGATGGCTGGGAGCAATCTGAAGTCAGACTGGCGCGCACAGGTCACGCGGGCCCGCCTTGGACAGAGGCTTGCCAACACGATCAGGTCCAAGACCTATCCGGCGGCGGGCGAAAGCCTCAAGGCGGCCGCGCTCATTTGGTCCAACGCACCCCAGATCATCGGGGCGCATGACACGGGACCCTTGATCAGGTCGAAAGACGGGTTCTGGCTTGCCATCCCAACGCCAGCGGCCGGCAAGGGCACGCGCGGCAAGGCGCTCACGCCCGGCGAATGGGAAAGGCGGCGCGGTCTGCGCCTTCGGTTTGTCTATCGGCGGAGAGGGCCAAGCTTACTGGTAGCGGATGGACGGCTGAACAGTCGCGGGTTGGGCGTGGCCTCTCGATCCAAGACTGGGCGTGGACAGAGCACGGTGCCGATTTTCCTCTTGGTGCCCCAGGTGAAACTCGCCAAAAGGCTGTCGCTGGCGCGGGACGCCGAACGGGCGCAGGCAGCGATACCGGCGTTGATCGTTTCTGGATGGGTTGACGGTAAACTGGGGTGAAAGCAGGCTCAGTACCCAGCTTCCTTTTGATGTCGCACCGCGAGAACGACGGCAATGTCGGCTTCCAACCGGTAAAGGGCAACGTAACCGCTGCCGCCAAAGGTGATGAACCACTCGCGAAACTCTGGATCCATGTTCTCCATGGGCCGCCCTGCCGCAGGCTGATCACGCAGGATTTGCATCCCCTCACGGATCGCCCCTGCGGCACGGCGTGCAGCGTCCGGGTTCTTTTCGGCCAGAAACTTGTAGAGCCGTTCAACATCCCGCAGGGCTGCGGGAGACCAAATCAGTTGTGGCATTCATGAGCGTCTGCCTCTTCACCAGCCTCGAGTTTGGCAAGCCAGGCGTCTGCTTCCTCATGCGTCACATGCTGGCCCGTTGTCTGATATTCCTGCCAGGCTGCAAGGCCAGCTTGACGAAAGGACTCACGCGCCTCTTCGCGGGACAGGAACTGCGAGACTGCTTCGCGCAGCATCCAATGCGTTGAGCGATCCCTCGCGTCCGCAAGCCGCTTAAGGCGGTCACGGGTCTCTTGGTCGAGCTTCACGGCAATCGGGCGCACGGCACTCATGTGTGAGTCCTCATAAGTATTCATAGGTATTACCCTAGCACTTTCTTGGCGTCGACAACAGACACGAATTCACCGTTAGGCCCCTAAATGCCCACCACCCGCGAAACCATCCTGACCGCCCTGGCGGACCTGCTCAGGACGATCCCGCATGTGCCAGTTCTGCGCGGGGAAGTTCTACCGGAACGCATCCCGCCTGCTGGGATGATGATCCTGCGCGACGGCACACCGGGAGAGCCAGGCGTGACGTTGTCGCCGCTGACCTACCATTTCCAGCATCGCGCTGAACTCGAGATGATCGTTCAATCAACAACGGATCGGGACGCCCTTTTCGATGCGCTTGTCGCTCAGGTCGGCGCTGTGATCGCCGCGGACCGTACTTTGCGGGGTCTATGCGACTGGGTCGAGCCGGAGGCTGCTGAACCTGTCGATCTTCCAGTCGAGGGGGCCGCCTCTCTGAAAGCCGGGATCATTCCGATCACCCTTCACTACGCGACCAGTGACGCGCTGGGCTGACGAGACCAATTCAAGGAGAAACACCATGGCACGAGCCCAAGGGGCGCGGGCGCAGATGGCGCTGGCGTTCGAAACGACCTATGGAACGCCGCCAGTGAGCGGCTACACCAAGATGCCCTTTGCCAGCACGACGCTGGGGGCTGAACAACCGCTGCAGACATCGGAACTCTTGGGCTACGGCCGTGATCCGCAGGCCCCCATCAAGGATGCGGTGACGGCAGACGGCGATGTGGTCATCCCGATCGACGCCGAGGCCTTCGGCTTCTGGCTGAAGGCAGCCTTTGGCACCCCGACGACCACTGGCGCCGGGCCCTACACCCACGAGTTCCGCTCCGGGAATTGGGCCCTACCGTCCTTCTCGGTGGAGACCGGTATGCCTGAGGTGCCGCGTTTTGCGATGTATTCTGGCTGTATGGTCGACAGCCTCAACTGGCAGATGGCGAGGTCGGGCTTGTTGACGGTCACTGCCAGCATCGTGGCCCAAGGAGAAAACATCGCCACGAGCACCGCGGCCGGAACGCCGATCAATATCGCGCTGAAGCGCTTTGGCCATTTCAACGGAGCCATCACGCGGAACGGGGCCAACATCGGTAACGTTGTCTCTGCCGACCTTACCTATGCCAACAACATCGACCGGATTGAGACGATCCGGGCCGACGGCAAAATCGACGGAGCGGACCCGTCTATCGCAGCGCTTACCGGCAATGTCGTCGTGCGCTTCGCGGACCAGACGCTGGTGACCCAGGCGATCAATGGCGAGGCCTGTGAGTTGGAGTTCTCCTACACGCTGCCCACGGGCGAGAGCCTTACCGTCACAGCCCATGCTGTTTATCTGCCGCGCCCCCGGATCGAGATCTCCGGACCGCAAGGGGTGCAGGCCACCTTCGACTGGCAGGCCGCCAGCGACCCGGTATTGGGCCGGATGTGCACCGTCACCCTGACCAATGACCGCGAGGTGTACTGACCATGCTGCGCTTAAAACTGTCTACTGAGCCCCGTTGGCTTGATCTTGGCCACGGCGTCCGCCTGCTGGTCGAGCCGCTGACCACCGCCATCATGCTCGCCGCGCGGAGCGATCCGACGATCGTCACCGCAGCAGCTGATGCCGAAACCGGCGCCTCCAACGACGATCTCGCGCGCATTGTCGCCAAAGCCGTCGCCCGGATCGTCGTGAAAGATTGGGAAGGTGTTGGCAACGAGGACGGCAAACCGCTGCCGCTGACGCCCGAGGGCATCGACGCGCTCTTGGAACTCTGGCCCATCTTCGAGGCCTTCCAGACGAAATACATCGCTGGCG